TCAGGATTTAGCCTTTCTTCTGATAGTATCGTACCGCACCCTCAAACGATATCGGTCAAGAAAAAACTCCTCTTCTTTATGGTCGGTCATAAGACCTATTACCGTACTTCCGATGTTCGGGAATTTGTCCGCTCTCATATGGACTTTCAAACCTATCAGGACTTTGAGAAGAAGCACCCAAAGCCCAAAGGCGAGGATAAATCTGATGAAAACGACGAATGATTCTGCTCTGTCTATGCCTATACGTGTTTGAAAATTCTGCATCATCACGCCAAAGAGAACGAGCAGTGTTTTTTGTGCGGTTGCTATTCCTTGAAAAGCGTTCTTGACATCTTGGGCGATAACCGTTCCGGTACGCTCTAAAATATCCTTGTAATGCGCGTGTATGGAGAGATTAATTTTATTAATCTCTCTGTTGAGTTCAACGGCTACACGACTTTTACCGATGGCTCGACCTGATTTTACGCTCCAAAGCCGTTCTTCTATTTTCAGGTTGGAACTGAATTGGGCAATGGAGTTGCCGATAATGATTTTCCCGACAATCGGATAAACGGCATCGGGATTTACTTCTGTTCTTTCTGTGTTTCCTTCCCGTTTGAAGTAGAAGGCCACTTTCAGTTCGTTGTTCATAACGCTCACATTTTAAGTTCGTAAAATTACTCTCTCTGTGAGTTATTTGAACAATGTAACAAGCAGACAAACAACGTTATAATCAGACGCTTGAGGTCATTAGTTTGCTGTGGTTTTCTCTTATTGCAATGGGTAACGATTTAGAAATGGAAAGTTTGCTTAAATCTGCTTTTTCCTGCAATTTCACTATCAGACACCCAAAGACACTATAAGACATACATTTCTGCCATTCAATCAATTAGCTTGTTTTTCTCTTTCTCGCTTCTACTGTAATAGATTGCAAAAACAATGTACCGGGAAAGCGAAGTAACCAGGATTATTAATACGTAATCAATGTAGTGTTGAAATCACCAAATAAGTAATCAATCGCCGGGGGATATCCCTCCGGCTTTTCTATTATATATTGTAAAAAGATTTAGAAAAGCTTTAGATATGTACAATAAAAAAGCACCTACAATTTAATGTAAGTGCTTAATTATCAGTTAGTCGGGGTGAGACGATTCGAACGTCCGACCACGCGCCCCCCAGACGGAAATAATAAAACATAATGAACTAAATATCAATGCATTGCTAAATAATATTTACAATTTGCACTGAATTTGCATTATTATAAAAATGCTTAAAACCTTCCTTTCAAAATCCAAAATACAACCAGGAGCACTATCGCTCCAGCGGAAATATCTCCAAATGTCATTCTAGCCTTTTGCCATTTTGTTAAAGGTTTTTCAACATTTACAATTCTATCAACTGGGTAAGGAACTTTCTTTATCACATTTTTGTCTCGGTATACGATCACAGTCTTTACGTCTACTTCCGGCGCGTTAGATGTAAGAGAATGGTGTAACTGGCCACCTGAAACTCTAGCATAGCTTTCCGCGTATGGATTCGATAAGTGAGAGATAGTGTCAGGAGTAGTAATTGTATCGCGATAAGTTGCAAGCTTAACCTTTACTATCGTATCTCTTACTGTCTCTGTGATCACTGTAGTTGACTCAACAGGCACGTATACCTTGCGGGTACAAGCCCACAAGGTAAACATGAATATAGCTATTATTATATAGGATCTCATAGAGTTATCTCCCTACTAGTAAAGTCCAACCCACGCGAACATCTGCCATATCAGCAACTTTTCCTGTTTCTTGCTGCGAAATAGCTGCAGCAATAAGACACATAAGTTCTTTATTTTCGCAGTCGATAGGTTCGTCCGGATTCAGTTTTGCAAATTTACTTACGAAACTTACATACGCCTCAGTTTCGTTATCATCCTCAGGAGGTGCCCACCTGTATATCCATTGATTAAGCGTTGTAAGCTTATACTTTTTTGCATACGTCTGCAATGTTTTCATGATTGCGCGGTAACCATATGCCATGTTCCGAAATTGTTTGAATGAAACATCAGAACTTGGCCGAATTTCTCCCTCAAATTTATCAGTATTAATCCTGATATTACCTGGATTGTTATTTCTCAATCCCCTTGCTGTTTTTTTCTTCATCTAGGTATTCTGTTAAAATTTTAATTATTTCTTCTTTATCAGCAACATTGATCACAATTTTACCTGTGGCCACGGCAGCATCTTTATATTTAGCCTTATTTTCGGCTTTTTCATAGACACTTTTTATTTCTACTATAATAAAGAATAGAGCAATTCCGGCCGTAACAAATGGAAGAGAAAACCAGCCGACTACGAAGCAGATTAAATCAGGAGCAATACCAAACAAAAGGGCAGTTCCGTACTCATTAAGTTTTTTAACGGTCATACGCAACCCGGTTGAAGTTCTATCTTCTCCTCGTTTTTTTGCCTTTTTCCAGCCAGATCTCAAATCTATTGAGATGGCAATTAAAATACTTACAAAAATAACAGCCAGCGAAAGCGCAAAGCGGTAAACTTCAACCTCGTTGAAACCAAACATCTTCATCATCTCCATAAATCATCATTTTAAAAGTTAATATTTATAATTACATATTGATAAATTTGCTCATAGTTGAACATTATTGACAGAAATTAGCAACAAAATTTCTGAACACAACATCTGCAATCTGATAATATCCTTCAGTAGAAGGGTGCACACCATTTGTTCCTATTTTTTCAGTTTTAGCGGATCTTGTGTTTACAGACTTATCTATTTCAGGCATATTGTTTTCTGAATCAAATTGAGCTGATACATTTACAAACTCCAAGAATTGAGAATAAGAAGCTTCGTTACACCAGTCCTGATATGCTTTGTTCATATTAATTGCGGTAACTACCATTCCATACATGTCAGCATAACCTGTTCCTGTTGCTCCATAATTAGCTCCCATCCCACCATTAAGGCTCGGAACTTGTATTCCCATGATCTTTAACTTGCAATTCGGATATTGAGTGTGAATATGATCAATCAAAATTTTAGCAGTTGTTATCATACTTGTAAAATCTGTTCTCCAAGGAGTATGACTGTTCCATGTAAGTAAGAAATAAATAACATCACATGCTCCATTCATGTATGTATCAACATATTGCTTAAAATTTAAAGCTCCATTATACCAGAATGGATTTCCTCCATCTGTAACGGATGAGCTGAACGCGATTGTATTGTCTCCTATGCCCGAACTTTTTGTTAATGCTCCGCTTGCACTAGGCGTGCCAACTGACGTACAACGAATATTTCCTGTTCCACCAGTAATATTTATTTCAGCAACCGTAAATGTACCACCATTATTAGTATATACTGCACCAATAGCTGGAGGCGTTATAACTCCGGAAACATAGAACCGATATGCAGCGACTCCAGCTGTTGCATAACTTGACCAAGTCCAACCACCAGTGCCTTCCCATCCTATACCTGAACCTCTTTTGCGTCCAGAGAAATCAATATTTGAAAGAGCAAGACCAGCAGGGGTTCCACCAGACTCTACCAATCTTCTTGATGCTTCTATGCACCATATACCTGCAGAGGTAAGACTATCACCAATACACAAAATCTTTTTAGTAGTTGATGGAGCTTGTACTACTGCTTTTGTAATTAATGAACATATTTTTGTTCCGAGGATTACTCCATCTTTATTTTTTACTTCAACTTTAAATGTGGTAGTACCTACATCTCCTGAAGTAGGAAGGTATTCAAAATAACGAGGATATTGAATGCCTTTTTGGCAAGATACTAAAATGTCATAAATGTAAGGATTTGGTGATTTTACTATACCTCTATAGAATAGTTGTAACTTATCGCCTATTATAGCATAAATCTTATCAGGAAGAGAAATGTCTACATTATTGCTAGGCAAAGAATCAACTGTATTTTTTAATATATTAAAATCTGATGTTTTTGCAAAAGTTGGACCAGTAATTAATGTCAAGGCACAACTGTAATATCCAACGTTTGTTGTTTCATTTACACTACCAGCTGACCACGTACCTCCATCAAGCGGATTTGTAGAAGATGAAAATAAAACAGCATTAGATGTTTTATCAGGATTTCCAATGCCTCCAGATGATCCTTTTGCATATATGTTTAATGAAACAAGTGAAGACATATAAATAACAACTTGAGATCCTGTTGGGCAGGTAAATACTCCGCCAAGGTCTACATATATATCTTTTGCTGTAGTTGTCATTAAAATAGTTCCAGATTTTAACACTAAATGTGTTCCATCTGCTATAGTACCTGTAGGGCAATCTCTTTTATCAGTACTCCCATTTACAATACAAATTTTATATTGCACATTTCCATTATGACTTACTGAGTTTAATCTCACTTTTGAAAATGATATTGGCTTAATCATTTTTTTTGTGTACAAACCTAAATTTTTATTTCCGTATGTACCTGTAAAATAATCTATATCATTAGGTAATAACCATGATACTTCTTCATCTGCTACGGTTTTTCCTTTTAATCCTTCTACATTGTAATTAGTAGTGTTCAAATCAGCCCGAACTTGTGCTACTTGAGTGGCATCCGGAACCTGCTCCCAATTGGATTCTGTAGTCCATCCGCTTACGGCTGAACCTATAAATCTTTCTGTATACCACACTTTATCGGCGGTCGCATAGGTTATAATTAGTCCTAATTTCCGGCTGGCAGACTGGACGGCTGTCCTGGCTGTTGTTTTTGTATAATACGTTCCTGCTGGCAAAGGTACCGCCAATGTAACATTGTAAGTGTTTTGCGCATTAGCGGCAGCCGTGGCAGCGGCAGCGGCTGTGTTCGCAGCAGAAGTAGCCTGTGTAGATTCATCTACCATCTGATCGAAAAGAGTTTCTCTTTCAGCTTCAGCTAACTGCCTTTCATCTTCTTTTAAATCACGGGCCAGATCTTTTGTTTTACGCAGTTGTTCTTCAACTATCCTGGCATCTTCGTTGGTATTACGGTATGACTCATTTGTCTGCCTTGATTGTTCTGCAGATACGGCAGCCGCATTGAATGTGTTAAAATCATTTACAAGCACATCAAAAGCAGCTGCAGCATCGTTAGCCGGCTGTTGCACCCAGGCAAAATACTCTTCAATTGTGCTTTCTTCATTTCCGTAATAATGCTTCCAAATTTCAAAGGCGGTTGCTCCGTTGGTTCCATCCCGCGAAATAAGAATTTGCCCGGCAATAGTGATTGTCTGAATATTTATTTCAGTATTCACAACGCCGGTGAGTTTATCACTTTCTGAAACAATTTGAAAGGCAGGAATAACAAGTCTGAAAGGCTCATATCCACCAGGACGGTTTACATATGTCTTTTTATAGAGCAAATCTAAATCGTATTCACCTTTTGCTAATCGAAGTGTATCGGTGTCCGGTATTACTACAGATATCACATTTTCAGATATACTCAATTGTTCGTTTAGAAATTCAACGAATACACCTGGGCGCAAACGATGCTTAAATCGCAAGCTTATAAACTCAATCTCATCAAAACTTTCCGGCACATCACCAAGTCTTGTAATAGGGAGACTAACATTTGCATGCATCCCCTGCAAAATAGGTTGTAGATCCATATACTTTTATTTAATAGTAATTATACCTTTATTTAAATCAATCACCATACCCAACTCTTTAATGGCAGGAGCTCCAATGATTCCAACTATCTCAATACCGGTATCATCTCGTATTGATTGTACGGCACTTGATATGTTTGCAGTACCAAATTGCATATATTCACGTCTCGCTATAACTGATTTACAATTGCTTAAACTATATAATTCGTCCTTAGAATGATTGCTTTCTAATGTGCCGATTAAAAAACTTTTATTAAGATTGAGCCGTTTCAATTCGCTTGCATTGATTATATTAAGAGTAGATCCTGTGTCTAATAAAACATACTCATTACTTCCGTTTATTTCAATTGGAATTATTACGCGTTTTTCAGAGACAATGCGTATCGTGTCTTGAGTATGTGCCAAAAAAGGCACCGACAAAATCAATACAATTAATAATAATCTATTCATTTATTCTACATTGCTTACAACTAACATTACTAAAGTATATGTATCATCTATGATTGCAGCCGGGAACGTTCCCGTGTACGATATTGGATATAAATAGCTAGGAGAAACATAATCGTAGTATGTTAAATTAGCTATTTTAAAGGCGTTACCATCTGTTATTGCTTGATTTAAATCGCCCTGATCTGTTACAGCTACTTTTGTTATATATGCTTCTACACCGGCCCTGGTTATAAGCATCTGGAGATTAGCAGTTATAGTATATCTAGCCCCAACATACGGAGGATATTTACCTACAAATGTTTCAGCGTCTGCCGGACGAATTCTTTTAAATTGACTTGTAAGATCAAAGGTTGTTGTTTCTGTAGCAGCTGAACCAAATAGTACTATATATTCACTACTAAAATGAACCCTTTCTTTTACCTTTAAGTTAAAAACTGCATCAAAGTTTTTTAACCCAAACAGGCTACTTGCAGATTGACCATTTCCAACTCCTAACTTTACCGTAACACTATTGCTCCCTATGTATAGTGTAGTATTATTGATTGTAGCTAATAGGTATCCTCCACCATTAGCTACTCCATTAGCTTCAGGAAATGATAAAGTTCCTGTTTCAGACAGGTTTTCTATGTTAATATCGGACCCTCCTTTTACTATGCTTTTTACTTTAAAATAAGGATTTAGCAACCAGGTAAATGATGCCCTTAGAAATATATCTGCCCAGTTTAATTCGCCTCGATCCGGGTACAATTTAAATGACGAGGCCTTATCATCATTATACCCCATATCTATTTCAGTCATCGGCGTAGAATCGTCTGCCGACAAAAAAAGTGATAGTTTTCTTGCTCCCATATTGTGTCCTATAAAACCATCGAATCTGAATCCATAATTTGATTGGTTAGGGTAAGTTTTAAGGTACATTATTAACTCGTATACGTTTGTGTCAACTGTTCCTTCTAGGTACCATAAGCCAGGAGAAAAAGCTGCGTATATATTCCAATATGGTTCAGCTCCAGCTATTAATTTTCCGGTAGAACCGCCAGTTTCTGATATGGCAAAAGCACTTTTTACAGATCTTCCAGTAATAGTTATGCCTCCTATTTTCGCTAATGTTATCAAATCACCGACGGAATACGTGTTGACAGGTAATCCACCGTAAACGCCTAACGTATTTCGGACCATAGTTGGATTAATAGTTGCCGGTAATGTTTTATGTATTTGCATAATTATATGGTTTGTTTAGCTGACACTGATAGCTTAATACCGTCCTTAGAAATTGTAGATCCTGAGTAATTTGTAATAAAGGCTACGTAATTAGATCCATTGTTTAAAAACGTTACTATAAGACCGCTTCCTGCCCATGTCGTAGGATTTATTAAAACATTTCCGGTTACACCTTTTGATGTTGCCGATGGCAAAAACGGTAGCTGTAGGCTCATAGCTTCTGTGTGTAAAAGGTTCCCGGTACCTATTGGTATTTCGGCAGTTATCTCTCTTACAGCGCTGTCTGTATAAGTGCTAGTAGTTGTATAGTGCCGCCCATTTATGTTAACAACACCTGCATTATTGTGCAATGACAACCCAAGCTTTATAACCCCGAACAGAGATGAGGTAGCCACAGGAAGGTCATCCGGAGGTGTGCCATTTAGAGCGCCTGCCACTACTGGTCCATCGGAATAAACACCTACAGCGTATAGGATCTTAGCGTACCAATCAACTGTTTTTAAATTACTATTAGATGCATTCCAAAGCAATATCCACCCATTCCAAGCTGACGAACCTATTTTTCTTCGTGTCCAAACCCTATCATCAGCCCAATTATAATACATCTGTACGGCCGAATTTGCATCCCAATTGTAATGTGTCACATGAGCCCCAAGAGCAGTCGCCCCAGATGGAATGTTGTATGCACCATCAAACACAATATACATCCCTGTTCGGATAATACTGTTTAAATTGTTTGATGTACTTATGATGCGAGGAAATGCAGTCTCATGGTAAGTATCCAAAGTATCCGCATCCAGCCCGCTGCCCGAGCCGTCGTTTCCCTCGTACCAAACTTTTTGGTTTAATATAGTCAACAGGCCTGTAAGATTACCACCATTAATCGGAAGGTAGTTATGCTGATGACTAGTGATAATCCCGGTTAGAACAGCCTCTACCATGGCCTTAGTAATAGCAGTTAGGTATTGGCTGTGTGTATGAGTTGTAATATTCCCTGTCAATACACCTTCTACCATCGCCTTGGTTATAGTAGTCAAAAATGTGCTTGTGTCGATTATCCAGGTATTTTGACCAGTTCTTTTAAGATACCCAACACCATCCGCAATGGCAGCTATTGTAGCTAAGTCAGCATCATAAGTTTGGTATACAGTCGTATCAAGGACAAAAGATCCATCCGCATTTCTTTTAATTAAACCGGCGCCAGATAAAGCAGCTATTGCAACAAGGTTGGCTGGTTTATCGGTCAATTCATTCCAAGAACTCACGCCGCCTGTTCCGCTTGTCTGTGCGTAGATTGCACCAGTTTCAAGGTCTATTTTAATTGTAGTTCCGTCTATTTTAACAACACCAAAAAGTTGGTCTGTAGCAGCAGGTAGATCATCCGGAGGTGTGCCATTCAAGGCTCCTGCAGTAATATACCCAGCTGCTTCAACATCTTTAAACTGTACAGATGACTCGGTTGATAGTCCTTGATTTATAAGATCAATAAGCGCCTTATTAACGTGACTATGCGATAAACCTCCTCCAGCACCTTCAGATACAGATACACTTTTTGCGGCAGCTGCATCAATCAACCGGCCGGTTCGCGGTGTTGCCGTCTTTTTGATTGTTTTGTTGACAACTCTATTCATAAGGGATATCACTTAAATTTTCAACATCTTCAGAAAAATCAACTGCAGTAAGTGTTGTCACACCACGGCTATAGTCTATCGAACAGCCCACAATAAGTATCCCGGACGTAAACCCTACACCGTTATAGGTGCATGTACGCAACATAGGATTTATTGTTCCTTCAACATCAACCGTAATGATCTTATTCTTTTTTGTATAATTGGAATGAATAGAACACATCAAAAGCCTTTCAAGGATGTTTGTTTGTCCGGCCCTGGTATACTCTAATTGCAGTTCATAGTGATTATCTACAATCTTAAGCAAAGAACCTTTTCCAACTGGTAGTTTATCTTCATTGCATGTAACTACCTTAAGCTCTTTACGGTCGAAATCTGTTGATACATTCTTGTTTATATAGCTTTTGTACTCATAATCAAGAGCTGCAACATCATTTCCGTTTTTATCAACCACTGTAACTTCCAGATTATTGATAAGCAGATCTTTGATATTTGCAACCGCATAAGCGGCAGCTGCAGAATCGTAAGGGCTATACAGTTTGATGTGATCCAATATTTCAAGTCTCAAAAACCCGGATATCCCTAAAGGAAGAGGAACATTTACACCGGCCGACAAATTGCGATCGTCAACCTCGCCAAAAAATGAAACTATATTATTTGGCTGATCGATGTTAGAATTTGTATTCCATTTGCTAAGTAGTCGGCCGTTTCGAATGTTTTTTTCAACATAAACCAGGCGAAACATTCCCTGCTCAGTCATTTCGTTCCCGGCTTTTGTTTTCCATTCGTGTTGCTGATTACCTAGTTCGTCCGAAATTGCACTATAATATTTAATTATATTTCCATTGTTATCAACCAGGTAAAGATTGCACTTAATAATACCCATCCTGGTAAGCTCAGAATCATCCGCCTTATCCTCGCTGAAAGGATTTTCTTTTCCATTAAAATATGCATCAAGTTTAATGTTAAGCTGATAACCAGATTCTGATCCGGCCACATAATCAGAATACATATCAAACTGCATAATCTTATTTGGCAACACCCATGCAGCACTGTTATTCACAGGAAGCCCTAAATACGGAATCTTAGCTCCTATAATGGAGCTGTCCTGCTTTTTAGACTGATACCATACAAAGTTGTTCCAGCTCCATCCAATTGCTGAATTGTATGTTTTCTTTGTGTAGTCGGCATTGTCTACTGTGGCCGTTATGTTTTCGTCCGAAAAAGAGCTTTTTTCAAGCTTTTTAGCTACGAATGGTAACTCTATATACGGGCTGCTGGTAATCTCAACGTTGTTAATCATTTCTTCGAAAGAAAGAGAGGATTCAGTCGAAGCAAACCCGATAGAATGCAGATCACCAAAAACAACATCTACAAGCGTATCGCCAATATAATTCAGCGTGGCAAAGTCGTAACACTTCATCACACCACCAGATCTGATTGTGTTATAGTCGTACAAATAAACGCTTGCATCTCTTTGTACCATAACCATACCGAACAATTCAAGTATGGCTGCTACAACCTCACTGCAGTTCATCGGTTCTCCATCTTCATCGTAAAAGTTGGAAGATTGAACATGCAGTTTGTGCAATAACGTTTCACCTACTTCCGGGCTAATTCCTGTAGCCGATGTAGAACATCCTATATAAAGCTTTTGGAAAGGAACTCCAAGCGCTGTAAAGCATCTATTCAGGCACGTTATTAAGCTAACTATGTCCGTATACTTAGATCCTGATGCTTGTTTATATTTAAGACGCTCCAACACATTGAAATCGGATGCAGAAAACTCAACCTCGTAAGGAGGAACAGCAGAAAGGTTTTCCGAATAAAGCTCAGAATCTAGCCAACCAATCCAATCAAGAACCCCATTCCGGTAATGCTTAACAAGGTATTCCTGCATATTGTCGGTATGAAGATCCATGAACTGAAAAACCGACTGACTTAATAAAGTCATTTTAATACCACTGCTTTGAATAGCCTCAAGCTTTTTAACGGCAGGATATTCCAAAATAAGAGGGGATGAAGCAGCCTCAATTTTTGCCGATAAAGTAGCCTGGTTGCTAAGTATTTCAAAGCGATACTCAACACCATCAACACCCTTGCAATCGTGGTAGTACTTTATATTCATCCCTTAATTCTTTTTTGTCGGCGGTTAAACCTGGTCAATACCCCTACTAATTTTTCACCTTCAATAACAAATCGAACCTCTCCACCTGAGTTGTTTACGTTAATACCGCCGTCAAGCATGCTGAACAATGTGGCTTGCTGGTTTTTATTCAAAATCATTTCGCCGGCATTTACGCGCGCTAATATCTTATCACCAGAGGATGGGCCTCCCTGAATAATACCGCCCCCGGCAAACTTAGGGATTGCAGCAGCGGCAATTAAAGCCTGCATTGTGGCAATTTGAGCTGATGCTATAGCTGGCCCAATGAATGGGATAGCGGCATAAGCAGCAGCCGTTTTAGCAGCCATTTCTGCCGAATAAGCACCGGTAACAGTCCTACTTTCTGCAACCTGAGCTACAGCCACAGCAGATGTTGCAGCGACTTCTGTGGCCGCATTTGTAACCTTTAATCCGGTAACAGCAGAATCAATAACAGCTTCAGCCTGTTTAGCAGCAGCCAACTTATTAACCAGATCTGTCATATTTTTTACAAGTTCTAGTATAGACATAAAAGAGTCTATTGTACTTGTTAGCGCATTCCAAACAGCCATGATCCGCTCCCATCCGGATGCATCAACGTCCGAAAACACATTTCTAAGAGAACTGAAAGCGCTTACAACTCTGTCGGCGCTTGAAGCTATATCTTTTACACCTCCATAAAAAGTCTGGTCAATTTCTTTACCCAAATCTTTAATATCTTGCCTTACCTTAGCTATCTTCAATGCATCTTCAAGTGACTTTACATTCCCGGTAGCATCATTCAGCTCTTTTTCCATCTCCTTAGCAACATCCTTGTAGGCATCTTTCAATTTCTCAAGATTGTTCTTTGCCACCTCAAGATCTTCTGCAGCTATATCAGCTTTTGTTTTCTTGTAATCAAAAGTGGTATCGCGCTTTTCCAGTGCAGGAGCAGTCACTTTCTTTAGCTCATCACCTGCACTTTTTAAATCTTTTATAAAAGAGTAATTTGCCTCAGTAAGGGCATCAAGAGAACCGATTTCTTTTAGAGTCTTTTCGATAAGTGACAATTTAGCCTCTTTGTACTCCTTTTCGGTTATTACATTTACAGCGTACTGATTTGACAGCTCATTAAGTCCGTCCCAGTACGATTTTTCAATCTTTCCGGAAACAGAAGAGTTATATCCAGATTTTGCCTGTTGGAATATCTTGTTTTTAGCAGCTTGCTCAGGAGACAGCAATCCTGACAGCTTTTTAAATGAGGATTCGTTCAGCTTATCAAGTGCCTCCTGATATTCTTTTCCTGTGATTGCCTCATTTTTCTTTTGATTGTTAAGCTCTTTAAGTGTATCGGTATATTCCTCTTCTGCTTTTTGCAGTTCGGTTTTCTTTTTTGATCCATCATCTTCCTCTCCAGATGTAGATGCTGAAGCTGTAAGCAGATTTTTTTCAAACAATTCAAGTTGTTTATTTGCATTCTGCCAGATCTTATTGTATTGATCTACTTGTATAGCATCATTAAATGCATTATTAACACCACCAAAATTAAACAATGAACCAATTGCACCAGGAATCGTTTTTTTTGCATTGGCAGATGCTTTTGCGGCTCTATTCAGAGAGTTTACGTCTCCATATTTTGATATAATAGCATTTGCTTTGCTTTCTGCATCTAATTTTTGCTGTTGGTAGAACTCAACGGCTGCCGCATCTTTAAGTAGTTTAACTCTCTCTGAGATCTTTTTATTAAGCTCACTATTTACACCAAGAATATCATGGTTCATTGAGTAGGATGTTCCAAGGAGCTTGTTTATTTCGGATAAAGCGTTTTTTCGAATGTTGAATGAATTGTTTGTATCTGAAACAATTTTAAACAATCGCTGCAACCGGTCTGCATCTTCCGGCTTTCCAATTGCAGATGCCTCCTTTTGATACTCAGAAAATATAGATCTGAGTCGTTTTGCTTCATCCCTGGCAGATATAATTTTTGAAACAAGTAAGCCAATACCCATTATTATTGCCGTTGGAAGCATACTCATAAATGCAGTACGAATTGCTGTGGTTGCCTTTGTGAATACTGTTTGCATTGTTACTCCAGCACTCTGAGCCCTCCATGCAGCTGCATCGAATGCAACACCTGCCGCCTTTGACGCTTTTGATGCTGCAATCATAGCAGCTCTTTGAGCGGCCGCAATCTCAGCTACAATCCATTTGAAAAACTTACCTAATATTACAGCAGTTAATACAGCAACTAAATTGCCAACAATCAACTTAACATTGTTTGCTCCGTATTCTACAATCTTTGTGATTGCATCAATCAGGCTCTTATAATTTTGCTGGATGGTTGTTCCTTTCACAAATTCGGTAAATACATTTTTGAGCCTGTTAATGCTCGTTTCAACGTTATCTGTATTTACGTTTGGAATCATTTCGTTTAATGCATCTGCAAATTTAGGTAGTATGTCATTAGACATCAATTTCCCTTGCTGCAATAACTTATCTAATTTATTAATAGGAACACCGGCTGCTTTAGCCATAGCAGCCATGGCAATTGGGAGCCTTTCACCTAATTGCCTACGTAATTCTTCAGATGATATTTTTCCCTTACTCATCATCTGAGTGATAGCTAAAAATGTTAGGTTAGTATCATCCGCAGTAAGGCCAAACGCAACAGAAGCCCGCGATACGCTTTCAAATATTTTTTTCTGGTCAGACATGGCCACCCCAGCATTTGTTGCTGCAGCAGTGAACTTAGCATAGTTACCGGTTAAAGCCAAAACTTCAACACCGTATTTTTTAGACATATCTAGCACAAACCTTTGATTTGATACATACTGAGCTAGACTGCCTGAGACATTTTTAAGTGCTGTAGTTACTCGGGCTGTCTCCCTGGCCACTTCAATAAGCTTTGAAATAAAATTTGTTAGTCCTATGCTTGAAAAACCAAGAGCAGCAGCAAAAGTTAAAACCTGCAATTGCATCGATTTTAGCCCATTCTGCACGGAGCTAGCTCCTTTCTTAAAGTTTTCAGTCAATAAGTTAAGAGCAATAGAAAATGATAATCTTCCGGCCATATTAATTGAATTTTATTTCACCGTTCATAAACTTGTAGAATATCTCTTCGTCTTTTTCTTGCCGTTCTTTTGTTTTTCTCTCTATATCTTCTATTTCCCATGGGAATGGGTACATATCAGCCGGTGTCTTAATTTTTTTGCCATTGATATGAGGGAGTATAGAATAATACGTCCACAACCTTTGAGCTTCCATCTTTTGCCTTTCAATATTTTCATAGGCCTTAATAAATTGCGGCAAATCACATATCCACATCTTGTACACAAAATTTGCATCCAATCCGGACATAATCAATGTAGATACCACATCTGTCACATAAATTCTTTTTTGATTTGATTCTATATTTTCCCCGGATTCGCTGGATATATTTGAAAAACCACTTACAACTTCTGCATGCTTTTTTATTTTACTCACCATTTCGGAAAACACCTTGCTATTTTCACACAACATATCAAAATCTGTACGCGAAACAATCTCATCATTTGATGCCACAACAGTAGCATACAACAAATCTTTTATCTCATTTTCATTTTGATAATCAATTTCCTGAAATGCTTTTCCTGTAAGTTGTTCGTACCGGATTATTGAAAGTATATTGAGATTTGCATTTATCTTCATGGTGGGTAAATTTTATCCCGGAGAAATTCTCCCCGGGATATGGTTGTTTATTAATTATTAAGCCGCCCCATCTTCAAGCGGCCCTGATCCCTGAAGGGAAATAGAACTTGTACACAAAGCTCCGTTGTCAGCCTTGAGCGACAATGCTGTGATAATTGCATTTCCTTTCACAACCTCACCGGAAACTGTATACTCACCAGTCTCAGCACTTTTTGTATGCTTAGAAATCACAAATGGAATAGGCTCACGGGCTGCCATTTTAGCTTTTAAAGTCTTAAACGACATGTGTCCAGTTTTAAGAGAAGTCAAAAAATCACATGATACAGTATAGCCAAGTTGGCCAACGAGTGATTCTTTCCATGGGCCAGACATTTTGCTTGATGCATCGATCGTGTCGGCGCTAAGATCTACAGCGCATGATGTACCAAATGCAATAGGAGTATTAGTACCTCCTTCGTCTACAAACATAAATAGCTCATCACCTAAGATGGTATCTTCAGTAGTAACATACTTTTCAGCCATTTTAATTTTTGTTTAATTATTAAATAATATTGAATAGAAGTATCTGCATATAAATATCAGATTCAAATTCCTCAGAAGAATCAGCAAGCTCCATCCTACGTATTCCGGGCGTACTAAATCCTTCACATATAGCATTCACTCTTTCAGCTAATTCAACAGAAGTATCATAGCTTTTAGATCCGCAAACTATGTATAATCCGCATTCTTCTGTATTTCCCATACCGTTTCGCTGCTTGGAGTAGCTGTCACGGACGTATACAATAAAATCGCCTGTAGATCCTTTTGGAACAACAACAGGATAAATTCGATCGTCAATAACGCTTACGATTGACTGATCCTGAAGTAGACGGCTCCTTACTGTAGTTCCAACTGCAAATTTTGTGTTCATCTGTTCTGTATTCTTGTTATAGCACGCTGTATTCCATCGTTTAACTTCTGGAATGCTTTACCTTCGTCTTGAATCTTTGTGTCTGAAAAGAAGCGATTAGCAGGCATTCGACCGGAATATTTTCCTTTTCTAGTATATCGGTCTTTTGTACCCATATCAACTAAATGAGCATGATTACCAATAGGAGAAAGAAATCCTATCAAAACACCTGGCTTTCTTTTTTTAACGCGCTTTGTCATTGAATTAAG